AAGCAGGTTTAGTCACGAAGTTGTAGATAGAGATGGGTTCTCTTTGCGTAGATTTTATAGCTATCAAGCAGCAAGAGACTTTATCTATAACAAACCAGACTATAAAGTAAGTAAGATCAAATTTGACATTAGCCAATTTAAGGAGGCATTATTTTGAAAGTAAGAAACTGGGATAAATTCCAACCAACAATGAAGGATAGGAATGTGATTTGGATAAAATTATATCGGCAGATATTAGAAGATTATGAGTGGCACAATTTGTCTTCAGACAGCAAAGCAACATTAATTGAGATACTTTTATTATCATCTGAAAACAATGGTCAACTACCTGAAGTCCACAAGATAGCCTTTAGATTAAGGAAGACAGAGGATTTCATACAAAAGCAAATTAGTCTGTTATCACATTGGTTACAAGATGATAACAACTTGATAACAACTTGTGAACAAAATGTTTCCCTAGAGAAGAGTAGAGAAGAGAAGAGTAAAGATGTTCGTTTTGATGATTTTTGGAATTCACTGTTAGGTAAAAGAAGGGTTAATAAAAAAGGTTGTTTAGAAAAATGGAAGAAAAATGGTCTTGATGACGAAGCTGATAAAATTATTAACTGGGTAAGAGCAATGAATTTAAGTAAAGAATGGAAGGAAGGTTTTAACCCAAGTCCAGAAGTAATTATAAATCAACGAAGATGGGAAGATGGTGTAGCAGAACTATCCAAACCAAAAGGCAGGGTGTTATGAGTGATACTTTAGGGGATATATTTGAAAGGTTAGTCATAACAAAAGAAATGATTGATAAAGAAACAGGCGAGTCACTGCCTGATGATTTTAAAATTAAAACAACAGAAAGTTATTTTGAACAATTAAAAAAATATTATGCTGGAGAAAAAGATTCAGGTTACTCATTACCTTTTGCTAAAGCTGATGGACATTTTGCAGTAAGATTAGGCGAGCTTAGTTGTTTTACAGGCGTTTCTGGGCATGGCAAAAGTATGATGCTTTCACAAATATGTTTGTATTTGATGAAATATACAAAAGTTTTAATAGCAAGCATGGAAATGAAACCTGTATTAACATTATCTAGAATGATTACTCAAAGTCTAGGTGATCCAAATCCAACTGAAAAATATATGAAAGAGTTTTGTGATAAATACAATGATAAGTTATATGTATATGACCAACAAGGTGTTACTGACTCTAAAGATATGTTTGCTGTATTGCAATATGGAAAAGAAATTCTTGGGATAGATGTATTTGTTATCGATTCTCTTATGAAGATGGGCGACATTTCTGAAGACAACTATGATGCACAAAAAATGTTTATTGATAAGCTAGCAGCATATTGTCGTGATTTAAATATTCATGTTTTTTTAGTTTGCCACACAAGAAAAATGTCTGATGAATATACACAGCCAGATGCAACAAATATTTTAGGATCAAGCCATATACGCAATCTTAGTGATAATATCCTGTTATGTTTCAGAAGGCGTGAAATTGAGGATTTAAGGTTTCAGGGTAACTTGCCACCAGAAAGAGAAAAAGATCCTACTGCATATTTAGTTATACAAAAGCAAAGAAACTACACATTTGAAGGTACATTTGCTTTATGGTTTGATGAAAAAAGTTTAACTTACAAGGAGAGACCATTATGAGTGTGAATGAGTTTATTAAATTAATTAAAAAAGAATTTCCAGATGCGGTATATAAAGCCACATCAAAAGATGGTATAGTATTCAAATCGAAAGGATGGGTTGACTATGAGATTCAGTCTAACAAAACACAATCTAGGTAGCCTAATCCAAAAGTTAAAAGAATTGGATTTTACTAAAATGTGGAAAGTAGAAATTAAAGAAGGTAAGCACAGTAGATCGGTAGATCAAAATAAATATCTTTGGCATTTATATAGAATACTTGGAGACTATTTAGGCTACGAGCCAGAAGAAATTCACGAGCTATTGACTTATCGTTATTTACGAGAAGAAAAAGAAATTAAGAATGAGAAGGTGATTGTTATTACAAGAACCTCTACATTAAATACTGAAGAGTTTAATGAATACATCAGACAAGTTAAGTTCTTTGCTTATGAATATGGTTGTAAATTACCAGACATGAAAGATGTATCGCTCTAAAAAACTTTTAGTATTATTAAGAGGATTGCCTTGTATGAATTGCGGCACATCAGATGGAACTGTATGTGCTGCTCATCGCAATCAAGGTAAAGGCATGGGCCTGAAAAACAGTGATGCGTTAGTAGCAGCATTGTGTCATAAATGTCACTTTGAGCTAGATAATGGAAAAGACTTATCTAAAGAAGATAAAAGATATATGTGGGATCAGGCTTATATAAATACGATGCAGTATTTAATAGAGACCGGGAGGTTAAAGGTATGATGTTTGAATATGTCTTGGTTGTTTATATGACTATGAACAAACCAGAATATGTAGGCCACTTTACAAGCTGTGCTGCAAGTAGTGAATACGCAGAAAAGCACTATCCTAATGCAGAATACACAAGTTGATTGCATGAGGATTATATAAATTTACCAGAAGGTTTAATTAAAAAGGAAATCAAGTAATGGGTAAAGGCTCAAGCAGAAGAAAAGAAGATACAAAAAAGATAGAAGAAAACTGGGATAGAATTTTTGGGAGAAAAGATGGCAAAGACAAGTCCGACACAACTCAGCCTAAAAAAACTAAAGAGTGAAGGGTATGAGACAGTTCAGGTCGTTGAAGTATGGATACCTGCATTTGGTCGTGGGTTTGGCAATAGGCGTGATTTATTTGGCTGCTGGGATATACTTGCTGTCAAAGACGGACAAACTGTTGCAGTCCAAGTTACTAGCAAATCAAATATGTCAGCCAGAATTAAGAAGATCGCAGATCATGAACCACACACAAGTAATTTAAGGAAAGCTAACTGGACACTATTGGTTCATGGTTGGTTTAAAAATAAATCTAATCGTTGGGAAGTGAGGGAAGTTGATGTCAGCTGAAGAATATAAAAAAGAATTTTTAAATTACGAGTATGAACTTAACGGTAAAAAATATAATCGTAAAGAGGCTGTTAATAAAATATTAGCCGTATTAGATGTAGAAGCTAAAACGATAAAAGAATTATCTATTGAATTTGAAATAGCTGAACAGCCACTCTCAAATTTAATTAAAGTAATGAGAGAAAATAATTTAATCAGAAATACAAAGTTAAGACGAGCTGGTTATTATTTATTTAAGTCTCACAATGATTGTTTATTAGCTCAACTTTTATATCCATCAGCTAAAGAAGTTGCAAGCCAGTTTAAAGTAAAAAGTGTTCAAAAAAGAAGGGCAGAGGATGCACCAAATGTATCTTCTGGAAGAAAAGGCGTTACATACAGCGGTAGTTATTACGACTCAATGGACTTGGATTAATTATGCACTATGATTTATTTTTAGATTATATGGGTATGTGGTCGAGATGGATGAAGTCTGAAGATCATAAGCTAGGCTATCCACAAAGAAGCATTGGTATGTCTGGATCATCTTCTACATCGTTTGATGATATGATCGAAGAGGCTGATTCTGAGATTATAAGAACTATTAATTCATGTATGGATTCACTTAACCCAGAAGAGGTTAATGCTATCTGGGCAAGGTATCTAGGAACTAAGAGGCCAATGTATTATGAGTTAAAACTACAGGTCGCTTTGGATAAACTATTGGATATGGTCTCATCAAGGATACAGATATAAAAAGGGCCACCGAAGTAGCCCTGTATGGAGATTTTATAACGAACTCCTTTCTATTTTAATCCTGCCCTTTTTAATGACTCGTAAGTTATTTTAATGGCGTTCATAAAATTCTTTGTTTTTTCTTCTGCATCCATATCATTACCTTTATAGTAAATATTAAAATGGTCAAACAAATCCCAGTATAAATCATTATCTAAATCACCACCATTTTTATATGAATCAATTTCTTTAGAATATTTATCCATAATACGATTTAAGTTTTTAACTTGAGGTGAATTTTCTAATTCTCTTATTGTATCTTCAAAACTCATTGCCATTCTCCTTTTTTAACCCAATGTTTTAAATCATAAAGAATTTCTTTTACAGTTGATCCATAAATTGTGCTAGTTCCTTCATTAGCCCATCCCTTCGCTAAATAAACACAA